AAGATCAGTAAGTTGTGCTTCCAACTCTTTGATTTCTTTTGCCATATCCTCAAGACTAATATCACTTTCCATATTTACCTCCGTTTTTTTGAAAGCTTTTTCTGCTTCTCTCCTCGCTGAAGTCATGTCGCCTCCCCAAGTTGCGATAATACGCAGCATTGAAGCCACGTTCCCATTCTTTAGAAGCTACACTTCCAAGGTGAAAGGGATTACCTCTCAGCATCTTTGTTCCCTCAGAGAGTTTACCTCTCACAAAGACACTGTATCCTTGTTCATATGGTTTCATCGTCACTCACAAAATTAATCCTATCCGAACAAGATATAATTAGTACCTCACTGTTTGGATACACCTTATCTAAGTGCTGTCTAAGAGTGCTACCAATGTGTTCTTGATTATCAGATATGTATTTTGTACACTCCTCATAGTTAGAAAATGTGCCAACTTTATACTCTAAGTTTTCGACAATGCCATTAAATAGTATTGTTGCAAATATTATTACAGTACTCATGTTATGTCCACAATCTCACACGAATCTCCTGAGCAAGCGAATGTTTGAGAGGAATGTGTGTTATCCTCTTTCTCATAGCTCTGAAATTTATCCCAATCTATATGTCCGAACTTACTGCTAAAATCATTGTATACCTCTTCTGTACACTCTTGATAGGGTGCTTGTTGATAAGTATGATCGGAGTGTGGTAAGAAAGAAACACCTGACATCTCGTCAAAGTGTTTGAACACAAATGCTCCCACTTCCATCCACTCATTATCCCTCACAGAGATGGTCACTGATGGCTTGTGTTCACACCAATGCCTTTGGTATGTGAGCCAAGTTTGTAGCTGTTCTATGGCTGTCATATCGTCTCTCATTACTGACTTTCGAGGTGACTTCATAGGAAAGCTAAACACCATGTTTGTGTCAGGCTTCATCACATCAGGTTCACTTGGTATGCCACTATCTACCATGAAGTTAGTAAGAGGATCTTTATTATCACCCCTAACGGTACGGATATAATAACTACTATGGCGAGGGTGGATACCACTGCTTGAGTTAACAAGCTGTGATACTGTCCCACTTGGTTTGACACAGGTGATGGCTGTGCTTTGTGGGATTCCAAAGATTGCTGACCACTCTTTGTTTGTTTCGACAGCAACCTGCCGTAATGCTTCAAGCGTTTTATCAAGTCCATGTTTCTTTCCACTAGTCAATTCGTTATCCATTATCCCTGTAAGGCTAACACCTAGTAGTCTCTCTTCTTCAGTGTTGGTCTTCCATACCTTACGCAGATAAGGGAACTTAGTTAAGGTAGCCTGTGCTGTACCAAGTATAGTCGCAAGCATCACCTTCCTCTTCAGATCTTCAAACTTATCTTTCTCTCGTATCACAACTTCTGTTAAGTTACAGAACTGATAGGGTCTAAGTATTATTTCACTGCAAGGATTAGTTCCAAACTCATAGTCAGCGTCTCTTCTGCCAAACTTCTTTGCTTGTTCCTTTGCAGATATTCTATTAAATATACCACGCTCTCCTGACTTTGACTCCACAAGGGATGTCCACTCTCTTAGGAATGTCTCTCCATCAGGCTTGTCGGTGTAGCACACAGAGTTGTTGGCGAGTGCCATCTGTGGTGTTGTTTCCCACCACTGCCCTGACTTAGCGTGTCGCATACGTTGGTCAGAAAGGTTAGACAAACTAATCATAGCAGAACGTCTAACACCACCTGACACTACAACTTCTCCAACCTTGCACATTAAGTTGTGACAGTCATAGCTTGACAACTTTCTTCCTGCATTGTCCTTAAATAAAGCTGTTGTAAAGGTAAACAGGTCAAGCAAAGGGGCAGGTCCTGATGCTCTACCACCAAATATTTGTAGCCTAGAACCTGCAGGTCTAACCTTTGATACGTCCCAATGTGGAGACTCACCCATATAGAGATGTCCTATAAGCTTACGCAACGCTCTTGCCCATCCCTCTTTGCTATCCTGCACATCTATAACAGTGTCAACCTGTTCTATAGTTTGTGGTATCTCAGGTAGCTGATTAACATACTGCCTTTCTACAGAGAACCCAACACCTGTACCACACAACAGTATATACATCGCCTCGTCAAAAGACTTTGGGTCATCAACAGGCAGATAGCTACAGTTGTATCCTGCTGTGTTGTCTCTCTCAAGGGCAAGACCTGCTGTCATCAACGCTCTCATAGAGGGCATAACTTCTAACTTAGTTATAGCATCCTTTATTTGTTGCACAGGCAAGTGTCCCTTGACCTTCAACGACATAAAGTCAACGTATCTATTGACTGTTTCTTCCCATGTTTCTCTTCTGTTTTCATTTGGCAACCATCTAGCATACCTAGATATTGCAATAAATTTTTGATAATCATTCATACCTTTGTTACCTTTATGCTATTAATTTCAATGTCGTCAATATCGTAGAGAAGATCTTTAACTATATCAGATACAACTTTTTCGCCTTCTTTTTTCTTAGATGCTGCATCGCAGGTCACAGGTAGATGACTAGACTCATCATCTATCTCAACCTCTGCTGTAATCTTGAACTTCATTCTAACATACTCCTGTTATTTATATCCCTAATCATTGCTTTGAGATACCACTCTGCCTTTTTCAAATCCTCAATACCATTCTTATATCGCCAACGGTGAAGATATTTTATAACATTGCCCTGACAATAGGAAGAAAACTCTTCACCTAATTGTTGTTGAATATAATCTATGCACTCCATACCACCATTGTTGTAGTGTGGAGGGCTGTTAACTCTATCTACTTCCACTTGCTCAGTGTCCCTAGTTGTATTCGCTTCTTCTTTTCTGTCAACCATTTTTTAGGTATCTCCTTATCTGTCCACTTAAATCCATACTTATCACACCAATCGCAATACCTAGTCTTTGATCCTTTGTTAATCACATTGTAAGCGTTTTGAAACAGAAAGCGTATATCTAACTCAGGATACTGCTCCTGTATTAGTAAATGCTTTACCCTGTCCCTCGCTTTGAACCACCCTTTCGCCTCAATAATAATACCATTGTTAAGAACAAAATCAGGCTTGTAGAGTCTAAACATTTGCACTGCGTATTTGATTGACATTTTTTCATATCTAATCCTTTGCTTGAGAAGGCGCAACTCTTTAGCTACGCTCTCCTCAAACTTGCTCCTAAATTGTATCTTGGGCATCAGCTAACTTAACATAGTTTATTAAGGGTGGATTGCTAGACCTTGATACCTTTGAAGGTAGAACCTGTAGGTTGTCCCAACACTTCTCTCTGTAGTTACACAAGCTACACTCTATGCCAAGTTTCATGTTACCACTAGGCTTGCCATAGTATGTTTCTTCTACAGGTTCATAGCACCTTTCAAAGGGTTCGTCCTTCTCAATGTAAGATATGGTGTCCTCTATCTTTTCGTACTCAGAGTCCATATCCACATCACTAGCACTCACATACTTAAAATTACCATTAGCTTTATTGATTACCCACCAACCACCAACAGGCACACCTTTAGCCTTGGCATACCCCACAAGCTGTGAGATATAACCAAAGCTATCTTTCCCTTGTAACGTAGCAAAGTCCGTAAACTTATTCTCGTATGCCCAAGGGGAGGCTGATTTAACATCGTCAACCTTGCCGTTTAAAACCAGGTCATATGTTCCTTCAACCTTCTTGTGTTTAGTCTGTAGTTCGACATGCTCACTATCCTCAAACTCAACCTTTGAAGCCCTGAGTAAGCCCTTAAACACAGCTTCAATGATATCCCCCAATATCATGTTGATAATAAAGAATGGTGAGTCAGCTAACTTAGACTCAGGAGAGTTCTTATCAAACCACAACTGACATCTCTTACGTCCGATGTTAGACATGCGTAGTCTGAAAGTCCTCTTCTCTCCTGAGAATTGGCGAGCCATAGCTTCCTGTACGTCCTTGGCTACGAGGTCAATAGTAGCCTTGTCCATACTAGTTTCACCTAGCATAACTTTCTGTAAGAAAGAATGTATCGCCACTTCTGCAGGATGGTTCATCTACTCGTCAATCTCAACTACGTTAGCAACTATTTCAGACTCATCGTCAGACAACTCCTCAGGTCTGCGATGCTCCTCCCACTTGCTGATTGTGATTGAGTTCATAGATTCTACCCACTCAACAAAGTTGTTCAACACCTCTTGATCGTCTGTGGTGATTTCTACTAACTCCCCTAGCTTTGCCTTTACCACACCATAGGTTGCTCCACTAGGAATACTCTTTACTTCAGACGACAAGTGTAGAAGATGTTGAATAGGAAGCCTGTTCTTCCGTTGAATCTGATTAAATATATCAGTCATAGTTTTGAAACTATCTCTGTTTTTAATCCTCATCAAGAAAGGGAACTCTTTAACCTTAACTGCTTTACCATTGGCATCCTTAGGTTTGTCAAGTGTACACAGACCAAAGATAACCTTGAACCTATCGGTTGATCTCATAAGGTCTTGTGTTTCTTGCGGCAACGAGTTGAAGTCCTTAACATAACCTGATGGTCTACCACAGTTGAACCCTCCGTAGTTATCCTTCAAGTCACCGTTCAAAGACGTTGCCATTACAGTACGCAACATCCGTCCTTCCCCCCCATCAGGTTTTTGATAGTGTTTATCGTAACGCTGAAACTGAAAGCGTTGCATAAACGGACGGATAGTGATGGTGTCACTGTAATACACAGTATCATCAGGAAAAGTAACAGAGTACGCTCCTGCCTTGATTT